TGGAACTTCATCTAAAGATAGACCAATTATACAATCGACCGCGGGAGATGGTAATTCACTTACAAGCAAATTTGGTATAGGCAGAAATCTATCAAATAGATTTGATCAAAGAGTAGGAGATGGTTTAACAGATTTATTAAGTGGAGCAATAGGTGTTAGAACATCTAATATCCATGACATTTCACAAAAAGTAAAAGACGCTAACAAAAGAGCTTATGAAGAAAGAACCTTAGCTTTGAACCAAAGTGCAGAGAGAAAAGGGGCTGCAGCTGTACCTAAAAAACAAACAGTATTAGTCTTTCCTGAACACTTTTTTAATGAAAAAGGAAGGTCAACAGGATATAACGCTAATTTATTAGATGAAAATTGTTTTAAGCCTGGATCCGAGGAACAGGCCGGAGCAAAGGCCCAAAACCTGAAAGAATCATATAAAGCACAAACTATGGCCTTTCCTAATTCAATACATTTTAGATCATTGCCTAGACCAAAAGTTGATACAACTCTAGGTTGGTGGTCTAATGAAACAGAAGAAACAAAATCAAAAGCTAATGATCCCGCTAATGAAGAAGTGTTTGATATTTTCTTATATCTTCCACATGATTTGGGTGATGGAATTAAAGTTACTTATGAATCAGCTGAAGGTGGAATGGTAGATACTTTCTTTGCAAGATTGTTTACTGGTGGTGATGGTACTACTGATGATTTAATGGGTAATAGAGGTTTTGATATGTCTGAAGTAATGAAAATGTTTCAAGGAATGTTACCAGGAGGAGCTATTATACAAAGAGCTGCAGGCGCTATATCAAATCCGATGAAGTTTCAATCATTCACTGGTTTAGAGTTCAGAAGTTATACTTATAAATTTACATTAAAACCTTCATCAACACTAGAAGCACAAACTATTAGACATATTATTCATGCATTTAAAGTTTCAATGTTACCAGGCACAGCTGGAAATAATGACAGAATTTGGACTATGCCAAATGAATGGTTAATTAAATTTCAAGGACCTATCAAAAGATGGATTGACTTTCCATTAACTGTTGCACTTGAATCATGTGATGTTAATTATGCTGCAGGGGGTGGATATGCACTTATGGAAGATGGTTCACCACAAGCTATTGAACTGACATTAACCTTTAAAGAAACAACTCAAATGTCAAGACAAAAATATGAAAGACAGGTTTCCGCATATTCGGCGGCCGGAGGTAACAGAATAGCTGCTGACAGAACAACTCAGCTGAGTCCTGATATATATGGTCCAGTAGCTGAGTATTTAACGGATGGATCTAATGAACAAGGATTTGTTGGACCTCCTGAACCTCCTGAAAAATCTCAAGAACAGATAGACAAGGAGTTTTACATCATACAACGGATGCAGCATAGTGATTCTCTTTTAAGGAGTGATACTGCATTAAAAGATAATATCACACTACTAGGTCAATATCAAGGACATAATATCTATAGTTGGACTTGGAATAATATAGCACAATCTCTTGGAATAACCGATCCAGAAATCGGAGTTACTGCACAAGAAGTTGCACATATACCTAATGTAGTATCTACACATGAGAGTGGTTATTTACAAGTTGATTATGGTATTTTATTCGGTAATAAGGAGTAAACTATGGCAACAGGATTTTTTCGACATATACCCGATATCTATTATGATTTTAAGAGTGATGGTAAATTTTTTCAAGCGAAAGATTTATTTCGTAAAGTATCTACATGGAGTTATCTTCAAGAAGGTATTACAGGATATAGTTATTACAGAATAATAGAAGGTGAAAGACCTGATGTTGTGGCTGGTAGATTATACGGAGATAGTACTCTTTATTGGTTATTCTTTTTAGTTAATGAAAATTTACAAGACTTGAGTGATTGGCCTAAATCAAATTCTTTGTTTGTTAAATTTATGGATAGAAAATATCCAGGTACTTGTTTAGAAGCTTCTTCATCAACAGATATAGTTTCATACGATCATTCAAAACCCGAAGATGAACAAGTAGCTAGTCGTAAATTTATATTAGGAGAAAAGGTTTCACAATCATCATCAGTATATGGATTTATAACTGATATAAACCCGACACATAATAGAATTACATTAAATAGTGTTATTGGAAGTTTTACTGCTGACAGTACAGCAACAGGTGCTGATTCAGGAAAGAGTTTTACAATATCTTCTGTTGTAAGTGAACAGAATGCAATTCATCATTATACAGATTCAAACGATTTCAGAACAACAGTATCAACAGGAAATACAGCTGTATCAAATTTAAGTTATGAAAGAGATGTGAATGAAGATAAACATGAAATAAGATATATTCAACCACAATATGTACAAAAAATAGTAAGAGAGTTTAAAGACTTAGTAAGAGGTTAATTATGATTTGGGATGATCCTTTTCAATACGAGTTGGAGTGTTTAACTCTTGTTAATAATGAGGGAGTCGGATTTGATATTAGAAAAGCTTTTATGGGTCTTAAGCTCCATGAATCTATTACTCAAAATTTCTTATCAGGAGAAGTATCCATATTAGATGGAACAGGCTTTTTAGAAAATGCTAAGTTATTTGGTCAAGAAACTTTACATTTAAGATTTTGTTCACCATATGGAACAAGTTATGACGATGCACCACAAGAACATAGAATAGATAAACTTTTTCGTATATATCATGTAGGAGAAGTTCAAAGAAGCGGTCAAGATACTTTAATTTATAATTTAAAATTTTGTTCACCAGAACTTATACAATCAAAAAGAATTAGAATCAATCAAGCCTTAAAAGGTGGAATGATTGACACTGCAGAAAAAATAGCTAGAGATCATTTAGGTATTGAGGTAGATAAAAAAGATGTAACTGAATCTAAATCATGTCATATAGTTATTCCTAACTGGTCTGTAAACTATGCAATCAATTGGTTATGTAAAAATGCACAGGAGTGTGATGAACACGATGCTTTACATGATAGCTATTTCTTTTATGAATCAGCTAATAGTGGTTTTAGGTTTGGTAATATGTCTAAAATGATTAAACGCGAATCTTTCGTAGCATCTGAAGGAATCCCTTTATTTGCATATACACCACCTTTAGTAGATAAGGACGATACCTTACTTGGTTGGGATTTTGCGGGAACAGATGTTGAAGGCAAAGAGATTGGGATAATGGGAATGGGTAGAAGAATACAAGGTTATCAAATAGGGTCTATAGCAAATGTATTAGAAGGAACAGTCAATGGATTTTTTGCTTCAAAACAAATAACAATAGATCCAATTAATCAACAGATGGACGAACAGAGTTATAACTATCATGCGAAGTTTAATGCAAATAAAAACCTAGATAAGGGAGCTGATGATGAACCAAAACAATTTCCATTAGTTAGAGAAATGCCAGAAATATTACATTCAGGAAGTGCAGTTGAAGGTGATGAGTCTGCAGAACCAATAGTATCAACTGTTAGTATGTTAAAACCTATAAGTTCTTATAAAGATTCAAATGTAATATTTAATAGTGATACTCCTTATGCATATGAAGAAAGTGGAAGCAATTGGTTTACAGGACTTTCGGAAGGAAATGATAAAGGAAAATATATGTATAGACAAGCTGTTGATCAACTACTTAAATATAATTCATTAAATGTAACATTGCCAGCTAGGACTAATATAACTGCAGGAGCAATGATTAAATTAGCAATACCAGTAGCTAAAGCTGGAGAAGGTGATCCATCCGCAGAGAATGTTTTTCATACTGGTACATATTTAATTACAGATATCCAATGGGAATTAGCTTTAAGTCAATGTAAAGTTAATATTAGATGTATTAAAGATTCATTAATGAATAGAATTGAAACAACAACTGTGAAACTACCAGGTATGATTAAGGATAAAAGTCTTGAGGAGGAAGGAAATGTTTGAAGGTAGAGATGGATTTGAATGGTTTACAGGGGTTGTTGAAGATAGGAATGATCCAAAAGCTTTGAATAGAGTTCGTGTAAGAATATTTGGTATTCATACAGAAAATAAACAAAAGATAGCTACACCAGATTTACCATGGGCGACAGTAATGATGCCTACAACATCTTCTTCTATATCTGGATTAGGTACGACAGTGCATGGTCTTGTTGAAGGATCTTGGGTAATAGGATTTTTTAGAGATGGTGCAGCTAACCAACAACCTGTAATTATGGGGTCATTAATAGGACAGCCTTCAAAGACTATTAGGCTGGATAGAACTTTAGATGACAAGGGAAAAAGAAAAGAAGATAAAATAAAAAGATTTGAAAATACTGATGATGAACAATTTAAAGGTCCTGTTACTGCTGTTGATGAAGAAAATATAGAAATTACAGGAGACATCAAAAGTCCAGGTATAAAAGGAACAATAACTGATGTAACGATAGAAGATAGAGGTGGATTTTATAAATCAGCTCCAACAGTAACAATTAGTTCTCCATCTGTTTATACAAAAAGTGATGATGAGATTTTATTTGAAGAAGGAGATGAACTACCAGAAGGTAAACAAGTTGGAGATGTTAAAAAAGCAAGTATTATACCAGAAGGCAAAAAAGTAGGAGATACTAATTTAAATGGTGGTATACCTGCTGTTGGTAGAGCTACTATCAGAGAGCCTGGTAAAGAAGGTGGAGGAGAACTCTTTGATGTTACATTAACAAATTATGGATATGGTTATACAGAAGCTCCTACAATTACATTCTCAGGTGGTGGCATAGACTATGAAGAAGGAGCTACAGACATACCAGATGGTAAAAAAGTAGGAGATTTAAGGAATGAGGATGAACCACATGCTAAAGCAACCGCAGTAGGTTGGGATGAAAAAAACTATATTACAATTACTCCTACATTTTCTACTAAAACAAAGAATGAACAGACTGGACAGATGGAGTCTGGAGAAGGGTTTACAGCTAAAATACTTGTAGGACCAGATGGTAAAATAGAAGAATTTCTAGTAACTCCAGAAAATGTGTCTGGTGATAACTATGTTGTTGGAGATATATTACAGTTTGATAATGTCGGTGAGATGGAGCGTTATACAGTAAGTGACACTATACCAGAAGGTAAAGCAATAGGAAATATTAAAAATGTAAATCAAATCAAAGTGACTGTAACTGAAATTGATGAAGAAAATATAAATATTCCAGAAGGATTTCAAGATCCACGACGCAAAATATCCAAACAATATAAAGGAACTGCTGATGGAAAAAACCCTCAACATATGTCTAATAGAACTTATGGATTAGAATTAGATTTAAAAAATTCACCTAAACGAGATGGTGATGAGATAGGACAAAGATATCCTAAAGAAGAATATATAGAAGAAGGAGAATCTTCTGTAAACAAATTAGCTAGACAAGATGGAAAATATAATGAAGAAATTTATCCAAATAACTTTATCGAAGAAGGTGGAACTGCTGGGAATGACAAAACTTTATTTGATGGTACCCTCAAAGATGGTGGTAGAAATGAGGATAGAGGAGAATGGGTAAAACCAAAATATCCATTCAATCATGTTTACGAATCTGAATCAGGCCATGTAGTTGAAATAGATGATACACCAGGATTTGAAAGAATTAATTTATTTCATAGGAAAGGTGCACGAATAGAAATTAATAATAAAGGTGAAATTCACATGGTGGCTGCAGGAGGTCAAGATGTTAATATACAGGGTAAGAATGTTAATATAAATGATTACGGAATTGGAACTTTAAACATTAGGTCCGCTGGAAAAATTCTTATGAATGCTCTAGGTGATGGAGTAAAAATAGTTACTCAAGGTAAGACTGATATAGTTTCATCAGGAGAGACAAAAATAACATCTCTTAAAGATGTTATAATGAAAGCAGTTAAGAAAGTTAAGCTACAAGAATGAGTACAGCTATAGCAGTCGTTGAAATTCCGCCTATGGAGTGTCCAGCAGTCATGTTACCGACTCCGGCAAACATGAAAAATATGACTAAACAGTTAGCGGCTATGCCAGCTAAACTAGGAGCTATGATGGAAGTTCAAGCAGCAACCATGGCTCAAGATGAAGTTGATAAATTAACAGAAGAAGTAGACAAGTTAAAAGAAGTAGTTGAAACTATTTTAGATGTAATAGATGCTCCTAATTTTGAGAGTATTGACTGGCCAGACCTAAGAGCTGAAATTGGTATAGACAAACTCTTTCAGAAATATCCAGTCTTTCTTCAAGTTAAGATGATAGAATTAATAACTAAAATTTTACCAATAACAGTTGAAGTTCCTGTTCCACCACTTGGGATTAGTGTTGATATAGTTAAGTTTGTTACTGATGAAGATTATAAATCTAAGTTAGTAGCGGAACTAACAGGTAACGGTGAAGATATCAAAGCACAGATAGCGGCTCTTGATCCTGCAGCAATGGGTGTTGATGCGTTTATGGATGAAGTGAATGGATTGAAGGGTAGTATTATAGACCCGTTGTATGCAATACTTCCACCTGAATGGCAGTCATTTGGTGGTGAAGAAGGTTTAGAAATTTCAGAATTAAAGGGTCAAGCTGTTATAGCTTTTCTTGAATCTAAAATGAGTGGACTTGGAGTAGGAATGTTGTTTGATGCGTTTGGTGGTTTGATAAGTATGTTTGATCTAATATGGGATGCTTTAGGATTACCAGAATTACCAATCCCATTAAGTTTAGATGTAGGAGCTATGATTTCAGCTGTTGTAGATGCTGAGAAAGCAAAGTTTACAGCTGAGATAGAATCTTTAGATGCAGGAGAATTAACAGGTGAGGCTTTAACTAATGCTAAAACAGCAGCATTCGATAAAATGGGCGATGCAATGACTGAAGGATTAGAAGGACTTTCAATAGCAGGCTTTGATGTAATGAGTTTAATAGGTGGACCTATTGATGATCCAGTTGAGTGTTTAGCTTTAAAGAAGAAAAGAATATGTGAAGAAATAGGAAGGTTTAAAGACAACTATCAATTCTATTTACTTAGAAAATGGATGGAAGTAGTAACCTCTTTCTTTGATGCTATTGGTTTAGGTGCATTAACACAATGGATAGGTTGTGATTTTTGTACTTTTCTAGGATTAATAGGATTTCCAAAGAGTATTGATTTAAGTTTTTCAGATCACATTAAAGAAGTTGAAAACAAGGTAGTTTCACCTCTTCCAGCGACATAAATAGTAGTATGGCTCAATTTAATAGTAAAAATAAAGCAGACAGAGTGGCACGAAGGTGGTTCACCGATTTTGATATCAATATGAAGAATCATCCAATAACAGGTGATATAGTTTTAAAATATGATTTAAATGCAATCAAGAGAGCAGTTATGAATTTAGTAATGACCAATTATTATGAAAGACCTTTTAAACCTAGTTTAGGTGCTAATCTTAGAGGTAAGTTGTTTGAACTAAATGATGCTCCAAATAGAATAGTATTAGAGGATGAATTAAAAGAACTGTTAAATACATTTGAACCTAGAGCAACATTTAATAATATAATGACATCACCAGATATTAATGAAAATGCATTAAATATTACAATTATGTTTACTGTTAGAAATAGTCCTCAACCACATTCATTAGACCTAATATTAGAGAGAGTAAGATAATGGCAACAATAAAAAGTTCAAACATTAATATAACAGATTTAGACTTTGAACAAGTAGAAACAAGTCTAAAGGAATATCTAAAAGGACAAACAACTTTAAAAGATTATAATTTCGAAGGATCTAACCTGTCTATACTTATAGACTTGTTAGCCTATTCAGCACATACTTCAGCATTCAATGCAAACATGGTTGCCTCTGAAATGTTTTTAGACACAGCACAGATCAGAAAGAATGTAGTATCAAGAGCTAAAGAATTAGGATATACTCCTTCATCTAGAGCAGCTGCTTCTGCTTCTTTTAATTTAACAGTTAATAGTCCATCAGTAAGTGGTGTAACACCTAACAATTTAACAATCAGTAGAGGCCACGAATTCACAACAGTTTTTGATGGAACATCATATACATTTATAGCATTAGATGATAAAACAATTACACCAACAAGTGGTGCATTTAGATTTGATGATTTAAATATATATCAGGGTAGATTAGCTACTGATGTTTATAGATACAATAGTCAAATAGCTAATCAAAGATTTCCAATATTAAATCGTAATGTAGACACATCAACAATTAAAATTAATGTTACTTCAAATAATACAGTAACAGCTTGGAATAGAGCTGGAGATTTAACTGGTATTACAACAACTTCAACTGTATTTTATTTACAAGAAAATGATGATGGATTATTTGAAGTATATTTCGGAGATGGTGTAATTGGTAAAGAACCAATAGATGGTGATGAGATTTCTATATCTTATTTAATAACTGATAACAGCCATGCTAATGGTGCTAAAGTTTTTTCAATGACTACATCTATTAATGGAAATTCAGATGTAACATTTACAAATACAGTTAGTGCATCAGGTGGTAAAGATATTGAAACACCAGATCAAATTAAATTCTCAGCTTCGAAGTTTTACACTTCACAAAATAGATTAGTTACAGTTCAAGATTATAAAGCCAAATTACAAGACTTATATCCAGGAGCAGATTCAATAGCTGTATGGGGTGGAGAAGATGCAGACCCTATACAATATGGTAAAGTATTTTGTTCTATTAAACCTTCTCAATATTCAAACAATTTAACAACAGCTGAAAAGACACAATTAAAAAATGATTTAAGTAAACTAAGCGTTCTAACAGTTAGACCACAAGTAATTGATTCAGAGATACTACAAATATTAGTATCAACTAATTTTAAATACGATCCTTCAAAAACATCTCTTACTAAATCAGCTTTAGAAACATTAGTAAGAGCATCTATCTTAGCTTACGATAATGACAATTTATCTGGGTTTGATACATTGTTCAGACATTCACCAATGACAAATAAAATAGATTCAGTTGAAACATCAGTTCTTTCAAACATTACAACTGTTAAGTTGAGAAAGAATTTCAATGCAACAGTTGATGGTACTGCATCTAGTATGACTTTAGATTTTGGTAATGTAATTTATAATCCACATGCAGGACACAATTCAGCAGCAGGTGGTATTTTAACGACAACAGGTTTTTATGTTTCAGGTGATGTAAATACAGAATATTATTTAGATGACGATGGTTCAGGTAATGTAAGAAGATATTATTTATCAGGTTCAACAAGAGTCTATAAAGATAATACAGCTGGAACAATAACATATTCATCAGGTAAGATTAGTGTAAACTCATTAACATTGGGTTCAACATCTAATACTGATAATACAATAGATTTCACAATTATTCCAAACTCAAATGATGTCATTTCAGTTCGGAACCAATTGTTGGATATCACAGCAGCCGAGATTTCTGTTACGGGTGTAGCAGATACAGTTGCTAGTGGTGAAACGAGTGCTGGAGTTGGTTATACTACCTCCTCAAGTTACTCCTAAACTATGATCCATGTATATGCATGGAGTAGAATTCCCTCATGGTGAGGGTTTTAACAATGCTTATTTAAGAGGAAACTAAAATGGCAGATAAAAAAATAACCGCGCTTACGGATTTAAGCACAGGAATCGCAGCAGAAGATTTATTGCATGTGATTGATGATCCTTCTGGAACTCCAGTAAATAAAAAGGTCTCAGTCGCTAATGTATTAAATTACATTCCTACATTCCTAGCATTCGCACAGGCAGAACAAACTTTAACCGGTGCTGGTGCAGCAAATATTACTAGTGCAGTTACAGCTTTTGTAACTAATACTGATAATTCAAATGCAAACGCTGTAACATTAGCTAATGGTACTACAGGTCAAATAAAGATTCTTTATACAAAAACAGAAGCTTCATCTGGTCAAACAAGTGTAGTAACACCTGCTAATTTCGCAAATGGTACTACATTAACTTTCGATGCAGTTGGTGATGCCGCAATTATGTACTTCAATGGTACAAATTGGGTATTAGTTGCTGGCAACGGAGTTGCAGTAGCGTAATTAATTAAGTCATGCCTATTTTTTACGATAGAGTTGCAGATCAAATCGAGGAACTTCTACCTGAGTTTTATCAGACAGATGGACCTCGGTTTGTATCCTTTATAAAAGCTTATTTTGAGTTTTTAGAAAAAGGACAACTGATTTATAAAGATGCGGCAGACATTGATTACATTGGTTTAGAAGATGGAACAGTAGCGGGAGAGGCTTTTAATGCAGATGGCCAGAGAGGCAATCTACTACAAGAACCAACAACCTACGCTCCATCTTCCATAGCCAGTGCTAAGTTTAATTATGAACATGATGTTGATACTCAAGATGAACCAATAATAGCAAAAACATCTTTTGAAAAAGATGAATATATTGTAGGTGCTTCTACAGGTGCTGTAGGAAGAATTGATGTCATAGGTACAAGTTCTAACCTTTATATAGAACAATTTTCAGAATCTCAATTTGATATAGATGAAACTATAACTGGAATGACTTCTGGAATGGAAGCAAAGGTAGCTAGTTTCAAAGCTAGTCCTTTACATGCTGCTAATAATCTGTTATCATATGCCGATGTTGATAAGACATCAGGAGATTTCATAGAGTACTTTAGACGAGACTTTATGCCATTCATTGATAGAGATGTATTAGTTAATAAACGATTATTACAAAAGCATGTTAAAGAATTGTATCTATCTAAAGGTACAAAAGAATCATACGAGTTTTTATTCAGAATACTTTATGGAGAAGAAGCCGAGGTAGTTTATCCTGGTGACAATGTTATAAAGCCTTCTGAATCAGAATTCTCTGAGCCTACTGTAATGAGATTATACAGTACATACGATATAACAAAATACAAAAGAGGTTTAATAAAAAAATACACAGGCTCTACTATTACAACTCAAGCATATATTAACGATGCATCCGGAATGAGTGCTACAAATGATAGTGCAAATGCTTATGAATTAGAACTAGTTACTCCCTTCACAGGAACATTCTCTCCTGGTGATTCAGTTATTATTTCTGATAGAGATGGATTTAGGATTGATGCTACAGCAACAGTTCGAGGAGTAATGAGTGATATTGACCCCGATGAATCTAGTATTTATGTCGGATTAGAAGATGGTGTTAGAGGAGATAATGAAGATGTTATTCGTCTAGAAGATTATACTCCTATCTACATTTTAAATCAAGACGCAACTACTATTTTAATGGAAGATGAAAGTAAGCTTATATTTGAACATGCATTAGGTGGAGAATCATATCAAGCTAGAGCATTTGGATTAGAAACAGGAACAGGTACAGGAATATTATTAACAGAAGAATCAAGTTATGATATTAATGGTAATTTAGTTTCAGACTATGCTTTAATAAACGAACAAACAGATTTATATGATGCATCTCTTGATCCATTATGGAGTACAGGTCCAGCCACTAGAAGATTTGGTGGAGGTATGTATCAAGAACAAGCATCTCTAGGTTCATTATATTCTGAATCAGATACTTTCAATTATAAAACTCCAGTTGGTGGAGTAGCTACACAATCAATTAATGTTATTGGTGGAATTGGTAGAGGTGGTATTACTGATATAATTATTGACGATACTGGTACTGGGTATGCAGAAGGAGATCAATTAGTATTTGTTAATTCAGGTACAGAAGGTGAAAATGCTGAGGCACAAGTAAAAACAATCAGAGCATTTGTATCATTAGAAGCAGGCACATTAAACGAACATACAATTTATTCATATACAGCAACAGCTAGTCAAACAGTTTTCTCAGGTAGAGATAATGCTGGTCTTATTATGGGATTTGATCCTAGAAAAGTAAAAGTATATGTCAACGGAACAGAAAAAACAAGAGAGACACAATTCACTACAGATCAATCTGGTGGTAAAATAACTTTAACATCAGGTGCATCAGTTAATGATCTAGTTGAAGTCTATGCAGCCTTTCAAGGTATAAGACTTGAAGATGCAGACAATCCAAATCCACATTATCAATCTGGCCATCCAAATAACAATTATTTAACTCAAGAAAGTGATGGTACAATTTCAAGAATTCAAATAACGCATCCAGGTGAAAACTATAAATCACTACCTAAAGTCTTTATGGGTGGATTTATTTACTACGATACTATGACAACAGGAACAGAATTTTCTGTTGGAGAAGTTTTAACTTCAACAAATAGTAAAACAGTAGTAGTAGTAAAACATGACCTAGAAAAGAAACGAGTATTAGTTTATAAAAGAGTAACAGACCCAGCAGGAGTTCCTACAGGAACAGTAACAGGTGGAACATCAAGTTCAGTTTGTACTATCTTACAGACAAATGTTACAGCAGGAACAGGAGCTAAACTATGGGCTTATGGAGACAACATTGGTTCAGTTAAAAAATTAAAGATGCAAGATGTTGGACATAACTTTGTTCAAGGTGGTATCGGTAATTATAAACAACATGCAGTCATTAAAGATATGTCAAATACACCAACTGCTACAACAACAGTTACAGCAAATCTAACAGGAGCTACTGCAACAGTTGATAGATTTGATGGTGATTTAAATATACTTACATTAAAAGATGTTAAAGGTATTTTTAATGATGGAGATTATTGTACAACAAGCGACAGTAAGAATTTTATAATTGGTAAGATTAATCCTTGTACGGCTAGAGGTAAATTAAGTGGGACAGCATTGTATGATGGAAATTATACAAACGATACAGGATTTCCTTCAGTAACTTCTATGAGAATACATGACAGTTCTCAATATCAAGACTTCTCATATAAAATTAAAGTTGGTAGAAGTATTAATGAATATAGAAGTTTAGTTAAATCATTATTATCTCCAGCTGGAACAATCATGTTTGGAGAAGTTTCTATAAGAAATAGAATAGATGCAACAGGAAGTATGTATGGCGCGAGAGGAATTTCAACACCAGATGAAACTGGTGGAAGATTGGCTGGAAGTGAATTCTTTGATTCAACTCAAACTTCAAGATCATTTATACCAACATTAATTATCGGTTCTAAAATAGATTTAGCAGATATTGAATTAGAAACTGCGACAGTAGGAATAGAAGATGATGTCTTTGGTGCAGGTATGGGTCGTATAGAATTAGAAGATGACTCTGGTGTAATTTCAACTCAAAGATGGATATGTACAGATACTACAGCTACTAATCATAGTTCACACAATATTAAAGATCAATCTTCTGGTCAAAGAATTTATATACCAGATATTGTTGATCCAATAGTAGAAACAGATAAAGATTTCTTTGAAAGGGTATTAACAGCTGAAGCTAGAGCTAAAGGGAATAAAGTAACTAAAGAATTAGATATATCTCCACATTGGAATCAACATAAGATATCATATGGAACATTAAATAATGCATTAGCTGTAGGAACTAAAGTAAGAGGTGCAACTTCAACTGCATTAGGTGTTGTAGTAAAACATGATACAACAAATAAGTATATTATAATTCATAGAGATTTTCACGACATTGGACAAAAGGGTTCAGAATTTTCTGGAACAGAAATTATTCAAAATGTAGCAGCTTCTACAAATTACTTTACAGCAACATCAATAGAATTACATTATATACCAGAAGATATTATAACTAAACAAGACCCAGCTTCTATTACTGCAGACACAGCATTAATATCAGCTAATCAAAAAATAAGTAATGGTGTAGAAGGTGGTGGAGCTGCATACAACCATACTAACTACATATCAGGATTCCAAGGTAGAGGTAGAGTATTAACAGCAAACGATCCAAATGAGACATACGATTCAGAGATGAGACAAAGAAAAGTCAATATAATTTCATCTCCTTTATTCACACAAGCAACGACACAAAGAGGAAGAGCTTATGCAGCAGGTGTGAAACAGATACGAGTTTTAAATACACAGAATACAAGAACAGAAGGCACAAATACAACAGCAAATAATAGTAATGGTTCAGCATTAAGAATAGACTCAGCATGGAATACAACAGTAACAGATAATTCTGTTGGTGTTAGTTGGGGTCATAGACCAGCTGGACAAAAATTATTTGAAACAACGAATTTTCTTTCGGAACAAATAGTTTCCGAAAATCAGGAACCAATAGTGATGGAACCTGATCATGGTCAAGTCTTGGGAGAAGATTTCTCTCAAGGTGGAGCCGTAATATTAGAAGATGATACAAATTTAATGTGGGAAGATGCTACAGTAGTAGACGAAACATATTATTTTGTAAGTGAAGATTCAACTCAGGTTGGCTCATTCAATATAATAAGTGAAGTAGAAGGTGTAAAACTAATTGATGAAACAGATAGTTTACCTTTAATTCACGAACAAGCACTTATGGTTGGTCAGAAAGAATCAAATCAATCAGGACCAAGTATAGGTGATTTAGGGAATATGATGTTTACTGAAAATTACAGTATGATGAAGAAAGTACAACAAGAAGGTAATACTGATGACATAATGTTAGAGACTGGAGAGCATATGCTACAAGAGTCTCCTTCAGAAGGACTTAGGATTAGTGACATAAGTACTATATATCCGAATAGATTTGTAAGTAATTTACAAAGAGAATTCGGAAGAAAGACAAATTTAAATCATTCAGCCGTAATTCAAACAGGATAACTGATATAAATAACTATAACAAAACAATTAAATAACCAAGGGTAAAAACAATGGCAGCAATAATAACTGAAAAATTTCGTTTGAACAACGCGAAACAGTTTATCGAAGATGTAACAGAGTCACATTCTGTAGCTTATTCATTCATCGGTAGAGGACACGCTTGGACAGACGATTCTAGTCCGCCAACTCCCGTAGATAACCCAAATGATGAATTTGACGCGTATCGAAATATGGTGGCCATGAAGAAGATCGCTACAACTGATGTATCACATGCCATTGTAAGAAGGGATTGGACAAGCGGAACAACTTATGACGAATATCGTCATAATTATACTTCATCAAACGCAGCAAATAGTGGAGCTACATCTTTGTATTCTTCTACATATTATGTTGTGACTGATGATTACAATGTTTATAAGTGTTTAAATAATGATGGTAACACAGCATCAACTGTAAAACCAGATCATACTACACTTGCAACACCAACAGAATCAGATGGATATGAATGGAAATATATGTATTCCACTTCAGCATCAGATGTAATTAAATTCGTAACTAACGATTTTATACCTGTAAAAACACTAGGAGCTCAACTAACAGTAGCTGGTGGAGTTGATACAGGTTCACAAGACGGAAGATTAGGAGACGCAGCTTCAGATGATGGTTCAGCTCAATGGGATGTTGAGAATGGAGCAGTAGACGGAGCTTTAAGTAGAGTTAGAATAGTAGCAGGGGGTTCTGGATATACAGCATCAACAACTACAGGTTCTCTACCAATTTATGGAGATGGTTCAAGTGGTGTAGCTTCAGTAACAACTAATGGTTCTGGAGTAGTCAGTGCAGTGTCTGTAACGACAGCTGGTTCTGGATATACATATGCTTATCTAGCAAATGAAGATATTCCAGGATATGACAATGCTAATCAACCAGCAGATGGAACAAACGCTTCTGCAAATTTAGAATTTGTTATTCCACCAAAAGGTGGACATGGTGCAGATCCAGTTGAAGAACTAGGTGGTAACTATGTAATTCTAAATTCAAGATTAGAATATGGTGAAGGAGATGGTGATTTTCCAACCGATAACGATTTTAGACAAATCGGTGTAGTATTAAATCCAACCGACTATGGTGGAAACTCTTTATGTTCAGCTCCAACAAGAACAGGATATAAGACAATGACTTTTGCTTCTTCTGGATTTTCAGCTCCATCTGTAGATACTGTTATTAGAAACGCATCTACTGAACTGAAAACTTCAGCAGTAGGAGTTGTTGTATCAGTTGATTCAACAAATAGAATAATATCTTATTTACCATATCCTAATGAAGCAGGAAACTTTGCAACATTCTCAACTAGTGATACTGTTTATTCAAGTGCTAGTACTAACCACGGAACAATCAGTGCGTTAGCTAATGAAGAAGTTGCAAAACATTCAGGAGATATAATCTATTTGGAAAATCGGACAGCAGTTTCAAGAGCGTCTGATCAGATTGAAGATATCAAACTTATAGTAGAAATGTAAGGTAACAAATGGCGCAGAATACAGATTTAAATGTATCGCCTTATTATGATGATTATAGCGAATCTAAGAGCTTTCATAGAATCCTATTTCGTCCGGCGAACGCGATACAAGCAAGAGAACTAACTCAACTACAGAGTATATTACAGAACCAGGTTGAGAGATTTGGTAATCATATCTTTCAAGAAGGTTCTCTTGTTATGGGTGGAACCATAACAGTTAATAAAGAATATTATTCTGTTAAAGTTAATGATGCAAATCCTAATAGTAGTGGAACTGCAACAGCTGAAACATTCAGAACAGCTGCAGTTGGAAAATATTATCAAGGAAAAACATCTGGAACAGTAGGGAAATGTATTAATTCAGCTGCTAAAACTACTGACGGAGATCCATTAACTTTATTTTTCACTTATGTTAAATCTGGTAATCCTTCTGGAACAACTTATTACGATACATTTACAGATAATGAAGAAATAGAAGAAGTATCTTTAGATGCAGATGGTATTTACGATAATTCTGGAAATTCAAACAACGAATTCAAAACAATAGAAACAGATGCGACCTTTATAGGTTCAGCTGCCACAGTTCGATCTGGTGTATTCTACACACGAGGTTTCTTTGTAAGATGTGATGAACAAACAATATTACTAGACAAGTATTCAAATACACCTACATACAGAATAGGTTTACTAATATCTGAAAGTTTAATATCATCAACAGATGATGACAGTTTATTAGATAATGCTTCAGGAACAACTAACGAAAATGCTCCTGGTGCTAATAGATTAAAGATTGCACTATCATTAGTTAAGAAGGCTATAGGTGGAACTCAAGATATTGATAACTTTATTGAGTTGTCAAGAGTAGAAGCTGGTATTATAACTAAACAAGTTGAAATAACTGCTTATGCGACATTAGAAAAGACATTAGCTAGAAGAACTTTTGATGAAAGTGGTGATTATGTTGTTAAACCATTTCAATTAGAATTGAGACAACATTTAAATAGTAGAGATAACAATGGTGTATTTCTTGCATCAAATACAGTTACTCCAGGTGATACATCAAAATTTGTAAGTATTATGTCACCAGGTAAAGCTTATGTCAAGGGGTTTGAAGTTGATAAGCCTTCTCAAAGTTTAATTACTATTTCAAAAGCAAGGACTACGGAAGATGCTGGTGCGTTAGCCGTTCCTTTTGAAATAGGAAATTATTTTACAGTTGATAGCGTCTATGGTCAACCAGAATTTGGAACAGGTGATTCAGCAGTTACACCTTTCGGAATAGTTGATTTATATACAGATGCAAAAGCTAATCAAGCTGATAATTCATCTAGTGGAGATTTAATAGGTAAAGCTAGAGTAAGATACTTTAACTGTACTAGTCCTACAGTAGGCTCAGGAGTTCATACAGCGGCGTCAGAACACCGTATATACTTGTTTGATGTTCGTATGTTCACTAAACTTACAGTAGCATCAACATCATATGCACTAACAGCAGGACAAAGAGTTAAAGGAACAGTTTCAGGAGCTAAAGCAACAATAGCAGTAAATGTCGGAGCATCAGGTACAACAGCTTGGTTAATGGATGTAGAAGGAACATTCTCTACAGCAGACACGCTTAGAAAAGAAAATGATACAAGTGGTGGTAAAGCTGTTTCAGCGATCAAGGTTTATTCATCAGATAGAGTAAGAAGTCTTTATCAAGCATCAAGAACAAGTAACTCAGCAAACTTTACAGCTGATGTAGCTACAACAGACAGTCAATATGTATTAACAGGAACAGTAGTTGGAGCATCAGGTGATCCAACACAAACAGGTGTTAATACTAAATTTAGTCAAGAATTAAAAGAGGGAGATGTTATAATAGCTCCTTCAGGAACAGAAAAAATTGTATCATCAATTACAAGTGATACATCAATAGAGCTGACAGGAAATGGTGTCGCTGAGAACGGAAAGTACCTCAGACAAAGAGCTCGATTAATGGAACCAGAAAAAACAATAGCAATAGCACCTACACCAAAAGATTATGTATCATCAATGACACCTAATTCAATGGTAATTAGAAAACAAGCTACAGTAACATTAAGTAGTGGATCAGGTTCAATAGCAGGAGTTGCAGATGAAGTATTATTAGCAGAAGATGTTAATGATTATATGATTACTATTATGGAAGATGGAGAAGGTGGTGATGGAGATGAAGGAGATGTAATAGACATTACAGAACATGCAACTGTTTTAGTAGCTGCAGGTGGTTCTGGTGGTGCAGTATCAATTAGTGCTACTAACTCAACTCCACTTTCAAATTCAGATCAACTTAAAATTGTATATGGAGCTACTAAAGATGTAGCTAATAATACTGCATCTAAAACATTAAACAAATCAATAGGTGTTAAAGTTACAACTGATGATACAGCAGTTTATGGAACAAACTATAAAGATCAAATAATAACATTAGGTGTTCCAGATGCATATGCTCTAAAAGGAGTATATGAATCAAATGACACAACAGATGCCTTACCACCTATGCTAACTTTAGCAAGTGGAATGGGTGCTTGTGCTGCAGGAGATAGAATAACAGGTAGTGTTTCAGGTGCAGTAGGTAGAGTTATTCAAAAATCAAGTAATGACATATATTTTTATTATTTAACAGACACAACCTTTACAACAAGTGATGTAGTAAAGAATGAAGCTAGTACAGACAGTGCTACAAATAGTAGACAATGTACTGCCGTAACAATAGATTCAAAAGATATTACACAAAATTATGTATTAGATGATGGCCAAAGAGATGGTTATTATGGTTTAGCTTCAATTAAAAGAAAGGCTGGAGCACCAACACCACAAGCTACCATATTAATAATATTTGATTACTTTACATCTGGTGGTGGAAGTTTTTATACAGTTGATTCATATGCTGGTTTAAATTGGTCAGCAGTACCAAATTATATTCCAAACATAATTGATCCATTAGGAATAGAAGCAGATGGACAAGTTGAATTAGCTGATGCAGTTGATTTCAGGTCTTATGTACATTCTTTACATACATTAAGTACATTTAATGTAGCATCTCAAACTAATGTTTCAGATATAACAGATTATCCATTAGCATATGGTACAGAAGAATTTACAAGTGCAAGAGCTGTAACAATGGATTTACCACAGAGTGAAACATCAATGTCAACAACAGCTATGGTTCATTACTTACCAAGAATAGATAAGATTTCATTAAGTTCAGATGGTGGATTTATTACAACAACAGGAACTGCAGCCAATAGTCCAACTCCACCAGCAACTCCAACTAATTCAATATTATTACATACATTACTGATTCCACCTTATACAAAATCTTTAAGTGATGTTGTAGTAACATCAGAAGATCATAGACGATTCACAATGAAAGATATTGGTAGAATCCAAGGTAGAGTTAAAAATCTTGAAAGAGTAACAAGTTTTAATGCATTAGAAATGCAGACAAATATGGAAAACATTAAAGACGCGGACGGATTAGATAGGTTTAAATCAGGATTTGTAACTGATAACTTTAAAGGTCATAAAGTAGGAAATGTTGATCATGTAGATTATAAGATCGGTGTTGATAGAACTATAGGACAATTAAGACCACAACATAATACTAAATTTGTTGATATATCATTAAACGCAAGTAGTTCATCTGGATATACAAAAACAGGTGATTTAATTACATTACCTTTTACAGAATCACCCTATATAACTATTGGTAAAGCTTCAACAACAGAATATGTTAATCCATATGATGTTGTATTATTTAATGGTACAGTAACATTAAGTCCTTCTAAAGATATGTGGTTTGATTCAGAGAGATTACCTTCAGTTAGAAGAACAGTAGAAGGAGATTACGATACTGTATTAAAAGGAATAGGAAATGCTCTAGGAACAGTATGGAATAATTGGCAAACAGATTGGGTCGGAGAACCTACTGCAACCTCAGAAACAACAAGAAGGTGGCTAACTGGAGCTGAAGCTCAAGCTGTATGGGCCGGAGGCCTAGTTGAAATGGGTCCTGAGAGAGGACAGAATAGAAGAGGAAATGGCAGACGAGGTGGACGAGGTAATCGTTGGAACGATTGGGACGAGAGACCGCTTAGATAAGGAATAATAAGATATGGTATGGGAAGTAAAAACAGTTACAAATACAACTACTAATCAAAGACAGATTAGGTCCGGTGTAGAAACTTCTATAGTAGAAGATTTTTCTGAATCAAGAAATGACAGAATTGTATCTACTAACATAGCACAGACTATGAGAAGTAGAGATATTACTGTTACTGGAGAAAACTTTAAACCTAATACAAGATATTATATTTTCTTTGATGGTTTAGATGTTAATTCACACATGACACCTACAGCTACTGCATATGGTATAGGTGGAGCAACAAGTAAAGGAACAGGTTTAAGATCAGATGCTTTAGGTAAGGTATCGGCTACATTTACTATTCCAAATACAGATGAATTAAATTTTGGTACAGGAACAAAGACATTAAAAGTTACAGACAGTTCAGATAATTCAGCTGATTCTCTATCACAAGGAATTAGTCAATACGAAGCTTCAGGAACAATTAATGTTGTACAAGAAGAAATTGTATCAACAAGAGGTGCAAGAGTTGTTCAAACTGAACTTTCAGATTCTAGAATGACAACTTCTGTTGAATCATCAGAAGATGTTAGATATGTTGATCCACTAGCACAATCATTCGTTATAGATACGAGAGGTGGTATATTTGTCACTTCTGTAGAAGTATATTTCGGAGCTAAAGACACAGCACTTCCAGCAACAATTCAATTAAGACACATGGAAAATGGTTTTCCAACACAAAAGATATTACCTTTTGGAGAAAAAGTTTTATATCCTGCATCAATCAATACATCAAGTGATGCTAGTGTATCAACTAAATTCACTTTCCCTTCACCTGTATTTTTAGAAAACAAAAGAGAATTTTGTATAGTAGTAATGTCAAATTCTAATGAATACACTTGTTGGGTATCAGAAATGGGTCAAAGAGATATTACAACAAATGACTTTATAGATCAACAACCATATGCTGGTTCATTGTTTAAATCACAAAATAACTCAACATGGACTCCAGATCAAATGAGAGATTTAAAAATGACTCTCAACAGAGCTTCTTTCACAACAGGAACAGCAGCATCTGTAGTCTTTGAGAATGCAACCTTATCAACTGATAGTTTACAAAATTCTCCTATTGAACCAATCGCAGGAACAAAAACATTTAGAGTTAAACATTATTCACATGGTAATTATGATCAAAATAAATCTAATATTACAATAGCTGGAGTCGTAGGAGATAGAACAGGTTCAGTATTCTCATTTTCAGATGATACAATTACAGGATTATCAGGTTTAACAGCAGATGAACAAGAATTAGCAGCTGTTAATGTTTCAAGTTCTGGAACAGGATTAAAGGCTAAAGTTACTACAACTACAACAGCATCAACTGCTATTGAAATAACAAATGTGGGTCAAGGATATGCAGCGAGTGATACTGTTAAATTTGAAAAAGATAGTGTAGATATTAATGTAACAATAGCTGCTATTAAAGAAACTTTAGGTGGAATACCGATTGAATATATTAATACAACTCACAGTGCTGGAACAAGTGCATCAGGTTCAACATCTGGTGCCAAGATTATGTCAGATATAGATGAATATTTAATTACAATACCAGATGCCACATGGCCAGCCAGAGTAGATGGAACAGCTACAACTCCTAACTATGGAACAGATGCATCTCCACAGATGGTAGAAAATACATCTGGAGGTGGAGAGTCAGTCACAGCTACACAAAATGCATATTTTGACATAATACATACAGCAATACCTAGTATTGAATTACCAAACACAGCAATTACAAGTACCTTTAAAGCATCAAGTGCAACAGCAGCTACTTATTTAGCTAGTCCAACAGATTCTTATGCAAAAGATTCTAGTTCAACAACCATTACATTAAATGATAATAACCAGTTGATTACACCAAAGTTAGTAGCATCTGGAATAAATGAATCAAGTGAAATGGGTAGTGCTAAAAGTTTTGAAGTACTTTGTCAATTAAGTTCTACAGCAAACAATGTTTCTCCTGTATTAGATGTTGATTCATTGGGAGCAATAATGATACAAAACAGAATTAATAAGATAGATTCAACAACAGACATAGAAGCAGGTGCTTATGTATCATCAACAGAATCAAAAGGTGATAGTAACGCAGCAATCTATATGACTAAAAAAGTTCAATTAGAGAATGTAGCTAATGCTATACACATAATGTTTGATGGATACAAAATTCCAAATGCTACAACTGATCCTAGTATAGATGTTTAT